CTCCGCCATATTCTGATTGTGGAAATGGCACCCAGTAATCAACAATGTAAAGACTTTTCATCTTAGTTTGCTTTGGACTCCTTCATTTTAGTAGAATGATTTAGGTTTGTCAACTGTCGATTCAATTCATACTTAATACCATACAACTTCCCACACATATAATTCTCATAAGAATTACCTTTCAAAAGTGACAGCAGATTGTCCACCTGCATTTGTGCTAGAATCAACTTTTGCTGTTCAGTCATTCACAAACTCTGCCAGATAGTAATCAACCGTCACTTCAAGTTCTGCTGCTTTCTTTTCATAAAACTGATTCGTATATTCCTCTGCTTCTTTCCATTGTTCATACGAATGAATGTTTTCTTCGGCGTGTTTCATGTAATCCTCAAAAGCAGAAAGAAATTGCATAATGTCTTCGTCGTTCATTGTGTCAGAATGATGGTTCGACTTCATAACGGATTCCAGTCTCAGTTTGATCCATTCGTTCCCATACTTTGTTCAGACGTTGATACAATGCACCAACACTTCCGAACTCTCTTTCAATCCTCCGCTCATCAATCATTTCCAACTGTTGTAGTGCCGATAGAATGACTCCCATCTCCTGCACGTTCAATCTCACTTCCGTTTCTGTCATATTCCTCCTGTTGTTTGCGTAAAAACATGATCTGTCTATTTACCTCATCAACTTCTCTCAAAAGTTGAAGTTTGCGTTTCGACAGTTCAATAATACTCAGTTCAAATTCCATTGTCAAGAAAGCACGTTACGGTAATCAATACTCTTAATGCACCAACCAGTAGCAGCAGTAATCTCTTCGACAAGATCATCACCGTCTACTGCTTCCCAGAAAGAACCGATGATCTCATCATACAACTCTTTCTCATCTTCGGCAGTTAATTCTTCATCAGCAGCAGCACAATCAAGATCAAACTCAATGTCAGTGATTTGGAATTGCATGGTTTCAGTGAGTGGGAAAGTTTTTGCAGACAGCATCACAAAGCATAAGAATTAAATCTTCGGGACTTACATCAATAGTGTGATGTTCTTCCTCACCATCAACATAAAAACAATAGTTAGATTCAATGATGCAGTCAATGTCCTCCATGAGTTGTTCACGAGCAGTCAACATTTCAAGGTTGTCCATTATTTGTTCAGAGGAGTAAAGAACCAGAGAATGATTAAAGAACCAAGAATGACAGTTGTCATCAGTGACGGGAATCGCTCATGTACTCCTTATAAACCTCTGCAACTTCCTCCCAGTGCTCATCACGGAGAGGACCACACATATCCTCCATCCAGTCATAAACCATGCACCAATCTGCGTCGTTTTGCATGATGAAAGAAGGAAGGGATTCGAGGTAGGAGTTGAACATTTTGTTGTTGGTCATTTTGAACGGAAAGTTGTAACTAAACCTGAGTGAAGTCGGGTGCCCATGCAACAGTGTATTCTTCCTCAGAACCGTCTACTTGGGTGTAAGAATCAATCCACTCTGCATACTCTTCATACAATGCACGAATGTTACCCACGTCTTCAAGTTGGTCACCTTCAACGTAGGTTTCACACAGAGCGATGATGTGTTCGATCTGTCCTTCGATGATGTCGATGCGTTGGTCGTCAGTCATGAGTGGTGTCCTCTGTTGTATGAACGTATTATAGGGCATCCAGGACGCCCTAGAAGGGGTCTTGTGACACTTCCTCAACTGGCACAGGCAAACCTCCCGTGATTCATATTGTAGTGCGAAAATACCTCCCGCTTCACAAGTTTATACGAACCATACTCATTTGAGAGTACATAACCCTCCGCAGCAATGAATTTCTTGCCTAAGTATGCACAAGGACCACCCATTGTGGCACATAATGCCAATTTATCCTCCTTAATCTTCTTCACAAGTTTCCAAAAACGCATTAGGTTGACATCGCAGTCCGCAGCGACCGCCAGTGCCTCTGGATCCAGTTCGGCACCGTTTTTGATGAAAGTGTTGATCACCTTCTCAACTTCCCGTGCTTTGTTCTTACTCAGGAACTTATGTTCGCACGTCATTGACATCTGTCGTGCAAATTGTACGATCTCATCGAACGATTTGTAATCCTGCCAAGCATCAGGTTGCAGGAAGAATACGTCATTGGTTGACTCCAAGTTCCTCACAAGTGGCAGTGCCCAACTATCACGCAAATCATCATTTGCCTCATACAGAGTATGTGGAGCAACAATGATGCTCTGAGTAACTATCTCAGGAAAGACGTAAGTGACTGCCTGGGGAGCATAAGTATCATCGCCGCCAAAACCAATAAAGTCACCTTGGTAGATATAACTTGTGCGAGGCAAACAATCAAAGCAAGCATGAAGAATATCCGCAACTTCACCTTGATAGTGTTGTTCAACTTCTTCATGAGAGTGTGCAATACGAATCTTTTTCTTGTTGAATACTGCTTTGGTTCCTACAAAGAATGTGCCAGTCGCAGGATCAGTGCCCCACACAATCGCAGGACAACCATCAATCTTCACTGAAACATGTGCAGGTTCAGTGAACCAATCAAGCACTTCAAGATCACCAGTCAGAATAGAATCTTCGGGGTGGGCAAGGTGAAGGTTTTGCATCAGAACAAGCAGAGTTGATTGAATTGAATGTGATCGTCGCAAGAGTCATCCTCTTGCAGATCTATCATATCAGTGTCAGTGTGAGTCAAGAGTTTGTCGAAAAGAAAATTCACAAACTCACGGTTTTCATCAGACAGCATCAAGGTTCTCCGTCAACATTTCGTAGGTTTCTTCATCATAAAGGTCAGTAATCTCTTCCTTCATGTCATCTTCATCCCAATCTTTGATGTTGTCAAAGATAGAATCAATGGCAAATTGAACCAAAGTGTCCATATCCATGCCATCAACAATATAATCAGCGTAACGCTCTTTGAGTTGGTTGAGTTGAACGTCGTTCATGATGTTAGGGTCGGAGGGAAAAGAAACGAAAGACATCAGTTGGAAAACATTTGGTCAAAGAGAGAGTTGCCAGGAATAGCAAACTGTGCTCGCTCATACTCATCACGAACACGATAGATTTCCTGCTCAACCATCTCAACCTCAGCACGTTTCATGAGAAGTTTCTGACGCAGTTCGTAGAGTCGTTGGTTGCGTTCGGTGATGGTCATGGGGTGTTTCGCTTATGAACCTATTATAGGGCATCCAGGCGGCGGAGAACCCAGTTGTAGACCAGTTCGGTAAGTGTCACAGGGTCACCAGCGAATGTAGGTGTTGTCGGGTAGGATGCCCATCTCCTCGCAGCGGCACTCATAGGCGATCCGCTTCAAATCCTCAATGTCATAACTCTCAACACTTTTAAGGATCGTGCGGCGGATCTGAGCGTCTTGGGCGTCGTCGGAAATGAGAGGCATTGGTCTCTTGCGGTTGAACCTATTATAGGGCATCAGAGGGGCAGGAAAACCCCTCCTGTGCCACTTCTCAGACTGTCACAGGTTGCTGGAAATACAATCCAGCACGCTTCATCATATCAATCAATGCATCTTGAATCTCATTCAACTCTTCTTCCATATCATTATCACGGGCATCATAAAAGTCAACAATATCAAACTCTTCCATATTTACAGTGCCGTCCTTATACATTGGAGCAGCAAACAGTTCGCCTTCGGTGCAAACAGTGTAGACACAACCGTGGTTTTGAACAGTAAGAAACACGCCAGAAAATGCAGGGGTCATGAGAAGAAGTTGTGAACGATGACTACAATCAGTGCAAAGAAGTAAAACATCAGCACATCATCGGAGAGTAGTCAGAACCAGTGTATGCTTCGAGGTTGAAATCAACAACCTCAGCACCGTTAGCGATCAGATTGTTGATAGAATAGAGAGCATCACTCTTAACAACAGTGGAGAAAGTGGTCATTTCACTCTCAGCACCAGGATGCCAGATCACACGCTTAACGAAACGCTTGCCACTTGCGACAGGGTAGAAGTCGGTTTGAGTGGCGGTGTCTTGGAGTCGCATGGGGTGTTCCCTTGATTACCTAGGTATTATAGGGCAGAGCAGAGGCGGTTTCCGAACCCTTGTGCCACTTCCCCAACTGGCACACCTTCTTTATCAGTTAAGTACCAAACATATAACCTTTCTTCTTCCTCTCGTGCCTCAACTTCATGCGGTTGATACCAATACTCCCAATTTTCCACTGGTGTTTTAGAATAACACAATTTTCCGTATCGGTGCCGCAGGGAACCGCGTACCCACTGTGCCAGGTGCGTCAGTTCATGCAAAAGCGTTTTTATGTACAACTCCTCATTCATGTAGGTATCAAGTTCGATCAAGAAATGTCGTGGGCGATAAGTTTCACCCACAACATCACAATAACCAACAACCTGTTCACGTTTCAATCCACGATGTACAATATCCACCGTGATTTTATGATTAGGAAAGAAGTTATTCAGAAACCAAGTGGTAACATCCTCACAGAGGATTTTAGAATAACCGTATCCAGAATGGCAGATGTAAGACATTGACCCCAGTGAAGAAACCAAACAAATGACGAAATGAACAGGAGTTTTTCTTTACTTGTCATGCAGCATCATCATCAATAATCAAAGAGTCATCAGGGAGATTATTTGCACGGGTTTTCATTCTATTCATTTTTGAGATGTTCCAACCATTTGCATCAGCATCGTGGACAACTCCATCCAGTTGGCGACGCTCACTTTCGGTATGGTAATGACGTTGGTCGTTCATAGTAACCTCAATTTGATTGCGTGTTCATTCTAGCACATTTCATCCCCATGCCTCCATATAATCATCAAGGGTGAAACCTTCTTCATCAATACATGCTTCTTCGATCAATTCTTGGTAGGTATAGTCCTCCAAGTCCTTACGATATTCTTCTGGTGTTTGATCTTCTGGGTCATAATCATCGTGGCAGAGATACTCCCACTCTCGCACAAGTGCGTTGATAAGTTGTTCAGTAGTGTACTTCATCTGCCAT